TTTTAACTTATGGAAAAAAGCTAGAGCTGGAGAAGAAACTGAAGGTGTTTTAAAATGGATTAAGGAAAGAGAAGCTTGGGTGGCTAGACATTTTGAAGACGGAAAACAATTTAAAGGGGACAAAGAACCTAATTTGTCAAACATTGCTGGAGTAGTTGCTCAAATAAAATGGGGTGCAATTGGAACTTTAGGAGAACAAGGAATGAAAGATGTTATTCTTGAAATGACAAAAAAGCTAGAAGGAAAGAAGGAAGAAAAGCAATTGAATCCAACTATAACTAAAGCTTTAGAAAATAAAGTAAAAGAACACAACAAAGATGTTGAAGATTTAGATGTTGAATGGAATCCAAGAGTTACTCTTTCAACTTTAGTAGAAGTTATGGAAAGAGGAATTGGAGCTTTTAAAACTCAACCTCCAAAAAATAGACCAGTAAATAATGCTGAGCAATGGGGATATTCGCGAGTTAATTCATTTTTGTTTGCATTAAAAAAAGGAAGGTTTCAAGGCGGTAAACATGACACAGATTTACTTCCGAATAATCATCCAGTAAAAAAAGATATGGAAGAAAATAAAATTAAAATTATGGAAAAAGTAAAAAGAGAATTAATCGGTTCAATGATTACAGACGGAATCGAAATGCCTTTATTTACAACGAAAGAAGAAGCTGAAGAAATGGCTAAGGAAATGGGAGCTGAAGGAGAAAACCTTTCGCATGAACATACACTAAACGGAGAAGTTGTATTCATGCCTTTTGGTTCTCATGAAGAAATCATGGCTGTAATGAATAAAGAAGACGAAGACGATATGGAAGAAAACGAACATATCGAAGGACATGAAGAAGAAGAAGAAGAAAAGCCAATGGGATATCGTTCAAATCCTAATAAAGAAGTTAGAACATTTAACGTTCAAAACTTAGAGCTAAGAGAAGAAGGAGATTCTAACGTTGTTGTTGGTTACGCTAGTGTCTTCAATACTCTTTCTAATGACTTAGGAAACTTTAAAGAAATTATTTCTCCAGACGCTTTTGAAGGACGTTTAAATGATGATGTAAGATTCTTAATAAATCATGAGGGTTTGCCTTTAGCTAGAACAACAAATGACACTCTTAGACTTACAACTGATGAAACTGGTTTGAGATATGAAGCAAAAGTGGCGAACACTTCTTTAGGTCGAGACTTATTAGAGTTAATGAGAAACGGAACTATCAATCAAAGTTCATTCGCTTTCGTAGTTGATGACGATTCTTGGGAAGTAAAAGACGGAGTTAATATTAGAACTATTAACAAGGTTTCTAGACTCTATGACGTTTCAGCTGTAACGTACCCAGCTTATGAAGAAGCTTCTGTGGCTTTACGTTCAATGGACGAATGGAAAAAAGAAGAAGAAACTAAGGTTTTAAAAGAGAACCTTAAAAAAGAGAAGGAAGAAAGAGAGAGAGAGGATTTGGATTTAATCAAACGTAATTTAAGAGAGTTACGATTGTCAATCATAAACAAAAAGTAATTAATTAATAAACTGAATTTAAAATGAAAACATCAAAGTTTTATACTGAAGAAAGAAGTTCGGTTGTTGAAAAAATGGAAGCTATAATCGACACAGCGAAAGTTGAAGGTCGTGAGCTTACTGAAGGCGAAACAACTGAGTTTGATTCTTTAAACGAAAAAGCTAACTCTTTAGAGAGTATGGCTAAAAGAGCGGCTTCATTCGAGGCGTTACAAGCTTCAAAGGCTTCTAAGTCTAATGAAGTAACTGAGGAGAACACTCCTAAAGAAATGAGAGATTATTCTTTCCAAGACGCTATGAAGGCGGCTTATACTGGAAGAATAGAAGGACTTGTTAAAGAAATGGACCAAGAAGCGAGAAACGAAGCTCGTTATACTGGTCAATCATTCAAAGGTATTGCAATCCCTTCAAGCATTTTAACTAGAGCGGCTGTTGGTACTGGTGCTGGAAATTCAACTGACGTTATGCCTTGGACGGACCAATTAGAAGCTAACTTAGTTTTAGCTAGTGCTGGAGCTAATTTTTACTCAGGCGTTTCGAATATGAAGTTCCCAGTATTTAGTGCAATCAATTCTGGTTTCGTTCCTGAAGCTGGTTCTTCTTCAGACGCTCCAGCGGCTAATGGTACTGCTACAAGCGTAACTTTAAGCCCAAAGAAACTTATTTCTATTGTTAATGTTTCTGCTGAAGCTATGGTTCAAAACGCTGGTCTTGAAGCTGCTCTAAGACGCAATATGGCTCAAAGTGTTGCTTCTACTTTAGAACTAGCTTTATTAGGAGACGCTGATATAACTAACGCTCCAACTTCTATTTTCTTAGACGCTGCTTCTCAATCTGTTGCTGGTACTGCCCCAACTATTGCTGAGCTTTTGAATATGGAAGCTACTTTATTAGGAAATGGAGTTAATCTTCAAGGTGCTAGAATGGCTTGGTTATTAGATTCTGGAGCTTTATCTGAAGCTAAACAATTAGCTCAGGTGGATAATGTGTCTCCAGCTTATGATAATGCTGACAAGAGATTCTTAGGTTACTTTGCTTTCACTTCATCAAACGTAGGTGGAACTTCTGGTTCAGGTACTAACTATATGTTAGGAGACTTCTCGAAAGTACACATTGCTCAATTTGGAGGACTTGATATTTTAGTTGACCCTTATACTGACGGAGGATTCGGTCAAACTAGAATGATAATAACTTCTTTAGTTGACGGAGACGCTGTTCAAAATGATACTGCATTTGTAAAGATTGCAAATGCGTAATTTATTTATTTAATCGGAAGAGGGTTTCGGCTCTCTTCCTTTTTATTTTTTTAATATGATAACAAGTTCGGATTTAGGATTAAATATAACTACTGGTTACGGAAAACTATTTTTGAAAACAGCTCCTTCAACAACTCCAGTTTCTTTAGCTGAAGCTAAGACACATTTAAGAGTTACTGGAAGTGATGATGACACTTATATTACAACGTTAATAGATGTAGCAACTCAGACAGCTGAAGAGTTTTTGAATCTGAAGTTAATGTCTCAAACTTGGGTTTTATATTTAGATGAGTTTCCAGATTATTTTGATTTGTTAATAGGAACGCTAAAAACAGCTTCAATTGGAGGAATTAAATATTATAATGATAGTAACGTCCTTACAACTTTAGCTGATTCTAATTATTTTATTGACGAATTTCATAGACCAGCTAGAGTTTATTTTGCTGATGACGCCACTATTCCAGACACTTTTGACAGACCGAATGCGGTTGCTGTTGAGTTCACTTTAGGTTTTTCAACTGCGTCAAACGTCCCAGCTCCAATAAGACAAGCTATTCTTTTAATGATTGGAACTTATTATGAAATAAGACAGAATGTAGTTACTGGAACAATTGCAACTCATATTCCTCAAACATCTGAATTTTTATTAAGACAATATAGAATCCAACAATAATGCTAATAGGAAAGCTTGACAGATATGTTAATATAATTCAAGGAACATTTTCTCAGAATGGTTATGGAGAAAACATAAGAAGTACCTCGACACTAGCTTCGGTTTGGGCTAGATTTGAATTTCAAAGAGGAGACGCTGGTTTTGAAGCTGACACTTTTATTGGAACAGCTAAAGCTCGAGTTACAATTCGTTATCGTTCAGACTTGCAAATTTCCCCAAAACATTATATTTCTTATGATAGTAAAGAATGGTTCATTCGTTCTATACAAGAGATAGGAAGGAAAGAAGGATTATTATTAGAAGTAGAAGAAAAAACAACGGACTAAGATATGGCTAGACAATTAATGGGAAGTGGTGGTCATAGACCAATAATAGAGATAGATAAAAAAGAACTATCTAATTTAATTAATGATTTAGAAAGATTATTGCCCCCTAAAAGAGGAACTAAAACAATAGTTCGACAAGCTATGCGAAAAGCAATGAAACCTATGTTATCTAAATTAAAAGAGTTAGTTCCTAAAGACACAGGTCAGTTAAGAAAATCTTTAGCTTTAATAAATGGAAAAGGGAGAAGAGATAGTTTTCCCTCAGTTTATGTAGGACCTAGAGTTAAGGGTGCTTATGCTGATATGCAAAAATCAGGGTTTTATATGTACTTTTTAGAATATGGAACAGCAACTATCGCCCCTAATAGATACTTTAAACGAGCAAAAGATTCAACGGAAAATAAAGTTTATGGAAGTATAATTCCAAGTTTAAGAAGTATAATTGATAAAAGATTTAAGAAAAAAGGTTTAAAATAATGGCTGTAAACGGAGTAGGAAAAGCAATATATAATATTTTAAGTAATGATTCAAGCATTACTGACTTAGTTGGAACTAGAATTTTTCCTCAAAAGATTGAGTACAATTCTACAATTCCAGCAATAACTTATTTTATTACTAGCACAACTCCAACAAATACAAAGAACGGAGTTTCTTCTTATGATTATACAGACGTTCAAATCACAGCTTTTGGTTCAACTTACGACCAAGCTTCTAATTTAGCTCGATTAATAAGAACAGCTTTGGACTATGTTAGTGGAACTTATGCTGGAATAGTAGTAGATAAAATATTTTTTGAAGACGCAAATGATATATATGACGATAATTTTGGAGAAAAGGGAATCCATTATGTGGCTATGGATTTTCAATTTAATATAAAAAGATAAAACAATGCACAAATTAACAATGAAAAAAGACGTTACTTTTAGAGATATTGAATATCTTAAAGGGGAAACTTACGAAGTGTCTGGAAAGATAAGAAGAGTATTCTTAAAATTAGACGCAATAGAAACAAAGAAAACAACGAAAAAGAAATCAAAGTCCGTAAAAGACTTAGATACTAGTATTTAATTTAAAATTATAAAACAATGGCAATTTTTAATGGAACGGACTTAATATTAAAAGTAAGTCCTTCGGCTGGTGGTACTGACGCGAAATTAATGCATTCTCAGTCTGTTAGCTTAGACGTGTCAATGGACACAATAGATATTACAACAAAAGATTCATCTGGAAGACAAGAGCTTTTAGCTGGTTTAACTTCATTCTCTTTAAGCTCAGACGGCTTAATGGACTTCAATCCTACAACTGCGGCTAATACGGAGTTTGATGAATTATTTGTTCAAGGTTATACAAATAGAACAGCTGTTACTTTTACATTTACTTTAGCTTCAACGTCTTCTGGAGATTACACATTTTCAGGAAGTGGAATTATAACAGCTCTTTCAGTTTCTGGTGGTGTGGAAGACGCTCCTACTTATTCAGTAAGTATTCAAGGAAGCGGTGCTTTAACTAAGAATGATATTTAATAACAATATTTCGTTGGTGGGGTTGGTCTTCGGACCGCTCCACTAATGAACTTAAAACTAACGAAATTATGTTTGAGGTAGTAATACTTAATAAAAAAGATTATCCAATTAGATTTGGAATGAACGCTCTTAGAATTTATTGTAAACAAACGAATCGAAGCTTAAATGATTTGCAAAAACTAGGTCAAGATATGAGCTTAGATGACGCTGTTCAGCTTATGTTTGCTGGACTTAGAGACGGCTCAAGGGTTGCTGGAAAAGAATTCACTTTAACAATTGATGACTTAACAGACATTTTAGACGAAGACTTTGAAGCTTTACAAAAATGTTTAAATGTGTTTAGTGAACAATTCTCAGCTAAATTTAATTCTGAGGGAAACGCAAAGAGGGAGAAAAAAACTCCCAAGAAAAACAAATAGACTGGGACGATTTAGAAGCTATTGCTTATGGCTTTGGAATCTTACCAAAAGAATTTTGGGACTTAACATTCCACGAATTCTTTTTATTGCAAAGGGGACGAAATGAGATTTTTCAAATGAAAGAAAGATTTGAATGGGAAAGGACAAGGTGGCTTTGTGCTGTATTATTACAGCCGCATAGAAAGAAAGGAACGTCAATAAAACCGACTGACCTTATTAAATTTGAATGGGAAAAGAAAGACAAAAAAACTAATTTGAAAGAAAGAAAATTGAGGGGCGAATATGCTAAAAAGAAATACGAAGCAATAGAAAAAAACAAAAAAATAAAAGATTAAAAATGTTAAAAAATCCTTATCTAGTAAATTACATCTATTTAAAGAACTGAAAGTTTTTAGGTATATATATTAGAAAAGGGTGTTATTGCCTTAAACACGCTAAAAAAGGCAAAATAAAGGAAGTTAAAAAACACTAAAAAAGAGTAAAAAATGGCTGGAAAAAGACTCTCCGTTGGACTATTTTTAGACGATAAACAATTTCAAACTGGATTGAAGAGAGCTTCAAATTCAATGAAAAGATTTGGAAAACAAATGGCTCAAACTGGAGCTTCTTTGTCCACTAAATTAACTCTTCCAATTGGGGCGGCGGCTGTGGCTTCTGTTAAAATGGCTTCAGACTTTGAAGAATCATTGAATAAAACTCGAGTTGCTTTTGGAGAATCAAGTACGGAAGTTGAAGCATTTGCTAAAACTACATTAAAGAACTTTGGACTAGCTGAAGGCTCAGCTTTAGATATGGCTTCAATGTTTGGAGATATGGCTACTTCTATGGGGCTTACTCAACAACAAGCTGGAGGAATGGCTACTTCTTTAGTAGGACTAGCTGGAGACTTAGCTTCATTTAAGAATATTGGAATAGAACAAGCACAAACGGCTTTAGCTGGAATATTTACTGGAGAAACTGAATCTCTTAAAAAGCTAGGTATTGTAATGACTGAAGCTAATCTCAAACAATTTGGCTATAATAAAAATATGAGCCAAGCTGAAAAGATTGGAATAAGATATAAGGCTATAATTGAAGCAACTAAAAACGCTCAAGGAGATTACTTGAGAACATCTGACGGAG